TTCTGTATCTGATGTATCAGATTGCATATTTACAGATGCCGTAACAGAGGCAGTGTGAACATTACACAGTAAAAGACCAACAATAATTGTTTGTGTCGAACTTGGACATGTATAAATTGTTAATGGTGTTCCTGCACTAGCCGGCATTGCTGCATTTGTTTTTACTTTAAATGTGTTAGCCATTTATACTCCTATCCTAAAGCTATTGCCAAAGCCGCTGCTTGTGGGTCGGTTTCAGATATTGTACCTGTAACTGACATGGTACTTGTAATTGCATTTGAAGAAATATTAATTTGAAATAACTCCACATTATCTGATCCGTCATTAATTTTTACTTTCAATACACCACTTGTGCCATTATCAACCCAAATTGTGCCTGTTGTAACTGATCCAGGTGCAGAAGAACCAATATGTGCTGAATTTAAAGCACTTAAAATATTATTCAGTTCAGTACGAAAAGAACTAAATCCTTGGTTTGCTAGACTTACATCACTTACTTGAGCCATTTATCCTCTTTTAGTTTATTAAGACGAGCTTTGCAACCCAAAACCTTTTGCAATATAATCAAAAGTTCTGTCAACAGCAGAACCAGAAGAATTGGCAAAATTGATTGTAAAGCCCGAAACTGTTTTATTTGTTATGGTAAAAATATCACCTGTTTGTAAATTTTGTGCTGCAATACCAATAGAAGGTACTTGAAAAAAAGCATTTGCATAAGTAACAACTTTTGAACCAGAAGATGTTGCAACATTACTTTCACCTATTGTGCGTTCTTCCATATTTAACTTAATTACTATATTTTTTACATTACTTGAAGTTTGGTCATCATCATTTGTTAGTTTCAATCTAAATTTTGCAAATCTGAATTTAAATGTTGCAGATTGTGTAATATCAACAAAGTTTGTGCAATTTGCCAATGATGTTGTTGATGTTGCAATTTGAACTCTATGAAATGCGTGTATCTGTTCAGTACCATCAAATGGTGCTTTTGCTTCATCAAAAAATAATGCACCTCTTCCACTATCAAATTTATCGTATGGGTTTTCTGCGTCTAATGTAATTGAAGGCTCAATATTGCCATCAAAAATTTCAGATAAAGACAACGAATTCGTAAAATTAT